GGTGATCAGATTAAATTAGGAATAAAAAGAACAGAATTTTTTAGTAATAGAAAAATAATTGCTGGTTCTACTCCAACAGTAAAAGATTTTAGTCGTATAGAAAAATTATTTAATCAGACAGACCAACGCCGTTATTATGTGCCTTGTCCCATTTGTAATCATATGCAGTATTTAAAATGGCCTAATTTTGAATGTTTTAATGATGATCCAGCTACAACAATATATAAATGTGAAAAATGCAATGGTCATATTCCACCTAATAAAAAACGATGGATGATTGAGAGAGGTGAATGGAGAGCTACTGCTCCATATAATGGTAAACATGTAGGATTTCATATTTGGGCAGCATATTCATACTCTCCTAATGCGACATGGCCTAATTTGATGGAAGAATATATTGAATGTAAAAAAGATCAGGAACAACTAAAGACGTTTATTAACATAACCTGTGGAGAAGTCTACGAAGATGAATACCATACAAAGGCAAGTGCAGATGGTTTAGCAAAACGTGCAGCAGAAGAAACATATAAAGAAGGTATACCACCAAAAGAAGTTTTAATATTAACTCTTGGTATTGACGTACAAGATGACAGGTTAAGTATGTCAGTTATAGGTTTTGGTCGAAATGAGGAGATGTATTTAGTTGATAGGAAGGTTATTTATGGATCACCAGCAAGAGCAGATTTATGGGCGCAGCTTGATGAGGTACTGCAAGGTAAATATACAAATGAAGAAGGTAATGAGTTAAAAATTGATACAGCAGCAATCGATACCGGAGGTCACTACACTCAGGAAACTTATCAATACGTTAGAGAAAGAGAACAACTAGGACTTATAGGTATAAAAGGTATGGGTCAAAAAGGTAAACCACCATTAGGAAAAATTTCTAAGGTTGATATTAATTACAGGGGTAAAGTTCTTAAGAGAGGACTAAGTTTATATCCTGTTGGTGTAGATGTCATAAAAACAACTTTGCATAATAAGTTAAAAGATGCAGAAGTTGGTCATGGTTATATACATTTTTATCCAACAACAACAAATACATACTTTGAAGAATTAACAGCAGAAAGACAAATATTAGTTTATAAGAATGGTTATCAAGAAAGAGTGTGGAAAAAGAAAAACAATCAACCTAATGAGGCATTAGATGAAATGGTGTATGCATATGCAAGTTTTCAGCGTTTATTGCAAAAATATGACAGAAAAACAATATATGATCAGTTTGCAAA